GGGTTTAGTGTTGAGCGTGATGATGTGAACCAGTTGCCTATTGTGAATGAACACTTTGAAGAGTCTACCACTATGATTACTGTGGATGATTCTAAGAGTGGTTGGGCGCGTAGTCTACGAGAGTTAATTGCTATGCTGTACGCTGGGCAGAAGCCTAAGTGGGACACGAGTAAGATTCGTCCTAAGGGTGCTAGGCTTAAAACGTTTGGTGGTCGTGCGTCTGGACCAGAACCCCTAGAAGACTTGTTTGTGTTCACTACCCGCTTGTTTGAGGGTGCTGCTGGACGCAAACTATACCCGTTGGAGTGTCATGATCTTGTATGTAAGATTGCTGAAGTGGTCGTTGTTGGTGGAGTTAGGCGCTCGGCGCTTATTTCCCTATCTAACTTGTCGGATGGGCGTATGCGGAACGCCAAGAGCGGTCAATGGTGGGAAGAGAATCAGCAACGTGCGCTTGCAAATAATAGTGTTGCTTACACAGAGAAGCCGGGAATGGACGCTTTTATGGAAGAGTGGTTGAGCCTTTACCAGTCTAAGAGTGGTGAGCGTGGTATCTTTAATCGTCAGGCTAGTGTGTTACAAGCAGCCAAAAATGGTCGTCGAGATTATGATCACAAGTTTGGTACTAATCCTTGCTCTGAGATTATCCTACGACCACAACAATTCTGTAACTTAACTGAGGTAGTGGTTAGGCATGATGATACGCTTAATAGTCTTAATCGTAAGGTGCGTCTTGCTACTATTCTAGGTACATTCCAGTCTACGCTTACTGACTTTAAGTATCTTCGTAAGATTTGGAAGCACAATACTGAGGAAGAGCGTTTGCTTGGTGTTAGTCTTACGGGTATCATGGATAATAAGTTGATGAGTGGTAAGGGTAAGTCTCCGCTAAGTAAGATCCTGCCACAACTTCGCGCTCAGGCTGTAGCAGTTAATGCTGATTTTGCTAAGCAGATTGGTATCGAACAGTCTACAGCAATCACATGTGTGAAACCTAGTGGTACTGTCTCACAACTTGTTAATAGCGCCTCTGGCATCCACGCACGTTATGCGCCCTACTATATTAGGCGTGTACGCGGTGGCCTCACAGACCCTCTTACGCGCTTCCTCATCGATGCTGGAGTACCAAACGAGATAGACGTAACAAACCCTGATATTGTAGTGTTTGACTTCCCACAAGAAGCGCCCACAGACGCAACAGTAACAGACGATATGACAGCCCTAGATCAACTAGAATTATGGTTAGCATATCAAGAGTTCTGGTGCGAGCATAAGCCTAGCGTGACTGTTAGTGTGGCTGAGGATGAGTGGATGGCTGTAGGGGCGTGGGTGTACGATCATTTTGATCAAGTATCTGGTATTAGTTTCTTACCTAAGAGTGATCATACTTATCGTCAGGCACCGTATGAGCGCATCACTAGCCTAGAGTATGTTACGTTGTGTAACAATAGTCCTATGAAGATTGATTGGAGTAGGTTGTCTGAGTACGAGTTAGAAGATAATACGGATGCTAGTCAGACTCTTGCTTGTTCCGCAGATGGTTGCGAGATAGTAGACATATCTGCTAGTTAGCCGCAGGTTTATGCGAGTAATAACATACCGAAGGTTAAGTATATGGTATGTCTAAATGATCATAAAAAAAGGGGAGCGGCTTTGCCGCTCCCCTTAATCCTACCTATAATTTTAATTAAACGCTCGTCTAGCAAAGTTTGTTGTAGCATCTTGCCAACCACCAAAGTCTAGACCATGAGGTGCGCCCTTAGCAACATCACCAAAGTGACCCCATGTCCACTTACCGCCCTCTGGATTAAGTAAAGCATTCTCAATACTTACTACATCATCGCCATACTTTGCTTGCAAATCCAACAATAATTTACTTGTTGCTTTATACATATCTTTTTGATTTAACGGCACACTACCAGTTGTAGCATAGTGTGTTTTTAAAACAGCGTCTCTAAAAATTTTAGGAGTTGTTGACCATAAATCTTGGATAGCGCTACCCGTATTTGCTACACCAGTTTGTGCCGCAAAAACTCTTTTATCATAATTTCTATTAATATCAGAAAAAATACTACGCACTCTACCAGTTTTATCCTGCCTACCAATTAACTTTGACGCTTCCTTAGCCGCCGTTGGCACATCGTTTACAGCATCATTTAATAAGTTTAATACTCCTTGTACGCCACCCTTATTTAACAAAGGCTTTAATACGCTAGGGTTTACGTTCATTGCCATAGCATTATCAGGATCAACAATCCCTATTCCTGCCGCCCCGCCGACACCAGCCGTTGCCAATTTACCCATTTTACTAGTAACAATAGGCATAATCCGACTACCAATACTGCCACCAAGCCCTGACATTCCTCCCGGAGCAAGAGCCTGCGAAACATCCTCATTATTAATCAAATTATTAGTAACAAAATTAGCAATAGCCCTATTAGGATTCATAGCAAGATCCCTTAAACTAGTATCACCATTAGTAATTAAACTACTTTTACCTTTACCACCCATAAAAGTATCTTGTTTAATTCGACTAACCGCATCGCCCGTATCAACCGTCACGTTTCGAACAAACCTATTAATAAAATCTTCCACTCCCGTAGCCTCACTAATAGGACCACTAACACCACCAAAATACTTTTTATCCGGACCAAGTATAACCTTTGCAAACGTATCACCAAACACGGGTTTAGGAGTTGAAACAACACCCGGACGACCACTCGGAGTAAACTTAGAAGCAGGCGTAGAAAACGTACTAACCAACTTCTTGCGTTGCTCAACAGCCTTAAAATTCCTATTTATTGCACGATAATCAGCCACTACACACCCCCTTAAAAGAAACTATTTTCAGCAGCATTACCAAGCCGCCTAAAAAACCGATCAACAAGAGCCTGTTTAGCAGGAATACCACTAGTAGAAGAACGACCTATATCGGCACCAAGAGTACTCATACCCTGAACAGGATCATCAACGTACTCAGAAATACCCTTTAAAAACTTATTAGCCGTTTGGGGTTTAACGCCCATTCGTTCCATTTGTGCTAAGAAATTAAACAACTCTTCTTGAGCGGCCTTACCAGCCATAGGAACGTTACTCTGAGAATACTTAACTCCTTGAGCAGCAGCATTACCAAGAATAGAACCAGCAACAGACCTACCCTCTGCTTCAGCAACATCTAAAGCGCGTTTCATAATAGGACTAGCAACCCTACCAATAAGAGGAGTAGCAATATTAGCGCCAACTCTTGCAACACCACCAACCATACCACTAGGGTCTACAGGAAGATTAAGCGATATTTGTTTAAATCGCGCTAACTTAGCCTTTTTACGATACTCATCATCAACTTGTGGCATAATAAAACCCCTTTATTTACGGTCGCGTAACTGACGACCCGGAGGATTACCCGTCCCAACAGTACCACCGCGAGGCCTAGCAGCAGCACTACCCGGAATAGGAGTCGACCTATAACCAACAGAACTAGACCCAGGAGGCATACTACTCGCATTTTTTAATGCTGGCGCTGGGCGCGTTCGAGGTTTTGGAGTCCCAAGACGCGCAAGATCTCTCTGTATACGAGCAAGACCCGCACCACTACCAGCACGATTAGTAACAGTACCCTTAGGCAACTTAGCCATAGAAGCAAGAGAATAACCGTCTCTAGCATAACCAGCAGCAGTTTTACTAGAAGGAAACATCATATCATCCATAATAGCCCTAACACTAAAATCAGGCTTACCCTTTAGCAAACTTGTAAGACTATCAACATTACCCTCATTATGCAAAACTCGTATTGTTTGTTTTGTAGCCTTAGATACAGCAGGACCAAGTTTACGCGCCTGAAAAAACGCTTCCTTAACTTGTCCAAGAGGAATAGCCATTACACACCCTCTTTCTTAACCATCTGATTAACAACATTATAAACAAACGACAACAACGCCGCAACACCAGCCACACCAGCAGGCTTCAACGCACCCCACGAATCAAGATTCTCCACACCAGTCACAACAAGCACAGCCAATCCAGCCTGAAGAAACGTCAACACAGCACGAATAAAAATATTCTTCCAATCCATAATAATCTCCTTAATTAATCGAATTAGTAAAAAACCACACAACACCAGCAAGCACACAACCACTAGCAACAGTCGTAAGAATCATATGAAACATACGACGAGACTCCACACCACCCTGCCACTTAGCCTCCTCCATCTCCAACTCGGTCACACGCCCATTAGTACGCTTAACCTCCTCATGAACAGAAACCAGCATATCCTCCAAGTGCTGCAACTTAACCATAATAACATCTACCTCAGAAGTAGTCACATCATCAACCCCCATTCATAATACGATCAATATCATCAGCAGTCAACCTGCCCAACTCCGCATTAGACGGATACATATCCGCCAACCCCTGCATAATACGCCTAATAATAGCCGGATCAGCATTCTTACCATAAGTAGGCAACAAAACATTCTCAATAAAAAACTTAGCCTGACGATATTTAGTCAGAGCGTTAATAGCCTTAGTCTTAGCAGACTCAAAAGCATCTGCCTGACCCGCAACAAGACGACCCGCATCCCGAGCCTGCTGTTGCATAGCCTTATCCAACTCCGTAGGACCAAGTGAATAAACACGAGAAGGAGAAAACGCATTAAAAATACCAGCCATACTAGTAGGACTATAATTAGTACTCAACTTCTCCTTAGGAAGTGTCAACTTAGTAGACGTAGGATCCTCAGGATCAGCCAAAAAGTCTTCAACACTATTAATATTTCTTAAAGCATTAAGATCAGCATCCGTTTTAAACAAGTTAATACCAAGACTAATAGCAGGAAACGCAGCATACATATCCTTATAGTATTGTGCAGCACTCTTATTACGCTCTTCCTCTCGAAGAGGATAACCAGTAAGCGGATTAACACCATAACTACGCGAAAACAAACCAGTAATATAAGGGTTAGTACCCGCAGTAATAGGCTGAATACTTCTAAGACTAGGATCACCAGTAAGAAACCCTGCAACAGCAGCAATGTTACGCCCAGTAGTAGCAAAAGGATTAACACTCTCAACATTAAGAACATTAACTTTTTCAGGATCAAAACCTAAAAAGTTTGCTACATCACCAGTAAACGGAACAGAACCAAGCAACCAGTCTGGCAAACCACCCGCCTCAAGAATCTGCTCATACCCATAATTACCAAGATTAGCAGTAAGATTAGCAGTAATAGGACGATCCTGAAGAAGCCGTTTAGTAAACAAAGCACTATGCCTAGTCCAAGCATAAAAAGGAAGAAGAAAGTTACGCGCAAACTTTTCAGAAGGACTAAACCAACGATAATTACCAACAACACTATCAGCCGCATAACGCATCTCACGCAACATAAACTCATTATAATACGGACTATTAGGATCAGCAATCATACGCAAAGCAGTATGAAACTTAGTCATCTTATTAATAGCAAGACCCGGAATAGGAACATTAGAAGCCTCAGCAACAACATCACTATCCATAAAAGCCCTAAATAATGGTTGACTTAAAGCGCTCTGCTTAAGAATACTAGCCCTTATAGCGCCCTCAAAAGCAAAAGTAATAACATAACCAAAACTAGTCACACCACGAGCAAACTTACCACCAATACGAGTAGCCTTATTTTTAAGAAGCGGCCTAACAAACCTACCTACACTAGGAGCACGTTTACTAAGTTCATTAACAGCCCCAGAAACACTAGCACCCAACTCAGTATTATCTTCCATAAAAATATCGTGATGAAAATCATCAGAAAACACTTCTTTAATAATCATAGTATCATCGCCCAATTCGGACAAAGACTGAAGTTGTTCTCGATCTTCACGACTAAGTTTTTGTCCAAGACGATCAGCCTGTTTCAAAGCATTCTTAGCACCCTTACTAAACATATCAGCCATAACTTGCATTGCCCACTCAGGACGAGCAAGCATCAACATAGTATTAGTACCAAAAACATTCTGTTGAAGAAACTTAGGATTCATAGAAAGCACAAGCATTTTAAACAAGTTATTAACCAACTGCATTGTTTTAACAGCCAGATTATTAGAACGCCGACTAGCCTCACCAAACTTATTATAAATACCACGCGGAATAACCATAATAGTACTATTAGGATCCGACAACCCAAGCGCAGCATAACGATCACCAATATCACTAGCCGCCATATTAGCAAGATCATTAGGATTCATTAAATCAATAAAATCCTTATCAACATATTTAGACGACAAGTCAGTCTCCCAATCAGCAAGCCTAGCCGTACGATGCTCAGCCAACGTAGTACTCATAACATCAAAATAATTCATAGTAACTTTAAACTTCTCAACACCCTGATCCATAATAGACTCAACAAAACCCTTATCAGTCGCATCCATACCAGAACGATGCCGATAAGTACTAGCATACGCCTCAGCAGACTCTAACGTATCAAAAATACGTTGAGTAATAAGAGGAACATAAGCATCAGGATTATCCAAATAATCTTTTACAGTAATAGGAACAGCCTGCTCATTAATAACATCATCATACAAAGTCTCAACACGACGAGCAGTAGCACGAGCACTACCATTAAGTTGCACATCAAACTGGTAAGAAGCAAGACCAGAACGAATAACCTCATTACGATTAATCTTCAAATCAAAATCCTCATTACCCCGCATATCCCTAGTACTAATCTTATCAATAAAATCTCTAGCATTAGGAAACATCTTATGCATCTTATTAGCAATAGCAACTTCAATACTAATACGAGCATCAGCAGGCTTATTATACTTTAATTTACCTGTACGACTAGTAGCAAAGAATTGTTCTGGAAGATAAAACACATCATCACTAAGCAAATGTTTACGATCAAAACTCATATTAGAATCATCAAACAACCCTTGAATCCGCAAAGCGCGAACAGGATAAAAACGAGTAGTAGACGCAACCTTACTTTCAACACGAGCATTAGCAACAGTAACATCCTCAATAACTCGTTTAGGAACATTAGGAAGATTAATAGGCTTTAAATTAGGATCCATAAACACTATAGGACGACCACCAGACTCTCTAGCAGCCAAATCATTATTTAAACGAGCAAGAGCCGCATTAGACCTATCAATAAGAACCTTAACCTCAGGAATACTAGTATCAACAAACTCTCCACGAGCATTAGGAAGATCCTCCATACCAGCATCAAGCATATCAGTAAGACGAATATTAGGATTCAAAATAGGGACAGCCCTACTATGCAAAACATCAGAACCCTCCTTACCTAACTCTCTAACCACATCCTCCGGCAACAACCTAGCCGCAGTAAGAATAAGAGCATAAGTACGTTGAAAAGCAGCAAGACTACGCGCATCAGCCTCACCAGTAAGAAGCCTATTATTACGTTCACTAAGAAGAATCATAGCGTCACGCATACGAGCAACCTTACGTCCTTGTTCAGTACGAGGAACACCTAACTCGTCCACATCTAGCATAGCAGCCACAGTAGCACGATAACGAGCCTCAAACTCTGGAGTCATATACCGATCATAATCAATCTCAAGAAGACGCAACTCGTTACCAGCAACCTCAACACCAGAATCTCTAGCCGCACGAACCTCTTCAAGCCTACGATTAATAGTAGCCGTAAACGCAGCATACCCCTGACTTTCGCCACCAGCAGCATACCAAGCAGCCATCTGCTCAGCATCATCCAAATCAGAAGCCTGTAACGTCTGCAACTTCTTCTCAACCATAAACTCTCGACTAGCAGCATCAGAAACAATAGGATTACCCTCACGCAAAGCCTTACCGTAACGATACTGAAAACCAATAAGAGGAAGTTTAGTTATAATGTTACCTGTACCTACTTTTTTCTGAGCCTCTAACCAGAAAGTTTGAGCACTACGACTAAGCGGATTACCCGCCATACGCACATAAACCTTATTAGAAGCATTAGCCTGCTGCTCATCTGCAATACGCTGCACAACCTCAGCAACATTAGAATCACGAATACCATCAGCAGCATTTAAAACAACATAACGAGGCTCAAACAAAGCAGCAGCACGATCAATAGCAGTAGGCACATAAGTACTCTGCGTATTAATCTTAATAGCCTGCTCTTTAGTATAACCACCAAGCATAAGTTGTTCAATTTTAGAACTATTAGTAGCCGCTAAAATAGCATCAACATTAGGATTAGTACCAACCAAAGTCTGGCGTTGCATACGCGCAAACTCTCTAGGAGACAAACCAAGACGACTAGCCTTAGGCAACGCAGTAAGCCTACCAAGTTCACCCGTTTTACTAGTAACAGCAGCAATCTTACCAAGTTGACCAGCCTTAGCAGCCCAACCAACAGCAGGAACAACAGCCATAAGATCAAGAATAGGCATAAGAGGATCTTCAAGCGTCGAATTAACAAAACCATCAACACTACCATAACGATACTTATAATCATCAACCATAGCAGTAAGCGCCTCATTAGGATTATCACTTAAAGCATACAAACCAGCAGGAGCATTAAGCGTAGCCCTAAGGATACCCTTAGTAAGATTCATACGAATTTGACTCTCAGCAAGCGCTGTATCAGTCCTAAGATTATTTCTAATCTCACTAGCAGGAGTAGGAGAAAGCGTACCAGACCCAATAGCACCTAACTTAGCAAGCAAATACTTACTAGGATCATCCCTAAACGCACTAGCATCAGCAACCTTAACAGCCTCGGCATTATACTTATCATTACCTAACTCGTTCATATATTCTTGCGCTAAAGCCCTAAGAGGCATAGAAACAGCACCCTCTTTAAAACCAACAGCACTAACCGCTTGAATAAGACGAACCTTATCCGCATCCGTAACAGTACTCTCACGAATAATAGGAATAGTACTAAGAGAAACCTCAGAACCACGACCAGAACTAATCACACCAAACAAATTATTATTAATCTCGTTAGGAGTAGTATACACACGCTTATCAAAAAACTCTAAATTAAACTCTGCATTAGCCTTAGCAGTCTTAGCAGCCTCAACCTGACGTTGTTTATTAGCCTCCGCAATAAGAGGTTTACGGACACGCTCCTCCTCAAGATTACTACTAATTTGAGCAAAATCTGTACCCTGAATATTATTAATAAAAGTACGCTGAACATCACCATAAGAACTATTAGGACCAAACGAAAACATATAACGCTTTAACTCGTCAACCTCAGCCGTATTAGCGCGACCAGACTGCAACTTATTAAATAATGCTACACCCCTATCGCCACCATTCTTTTTAACTTCAGCAGCAATCTTACCACGCCACTTCTCATCTTGAACAATAAACTTAGCGTATTTATCACCCATACTCTTAAAATCAAAATTATAATCAACAGTACTAGTCTTACGTTTAGTAACTTTATCAGGATTTTTATCATCCACCACATAGTACTCGCCCGGAACATCAGTACGCTTAATATTCTTCTCACCAGTACGATCATAATTAAACGCAGTAGAACGAGGATTCAAACCATAAATATTCTGATAATACTCTAAACTATCACTAAAATTATAGTTAGGCTTTTTACGATTATAATCAACAATATCAGGGTCTTCCTTAGTATAAACCCTAACACCACCAGCATCAAACTTAGGCTTAGCCTTCTTAGCCTTATAATTATCACTAAGAAATTGTTGAAGCGCCACAGGACTAGCCACAGTAATAGTACGCGGAGTATCACTACCCGCAGTCTTAACATAAGCCATCAAACCCTTATTAATCATCTTCTGAGCATCAGCCTGCGTAAGATTAAACGCAGCGCCCTTAGAATCAATAAACGCTCGAACATCCGCTAAACGAGCAGCCGCACCCGGAACACCCGGTTTAGCAAACGCAAACATATCAAACGAACCAAGATACTTCTCACTATCAGGAATAGTATAAGGCAACGCCCTACCGCCCCTATACTGCTGCAAAACATTAGAAACATTAGCACTAATCATAGTCGGATCAATACCCCGAGGAAAATTCTTCTTATTGGAAAAATAATCCGAAATAATCTTACCACCAAGATAATTATTATACCTAGGTGTCAACATTTGATTATTAGGGGTTCTACGATACTCAGTAGGCTGAATCCGGCGCGGCTTATATGTCGCGGGTCGAGGCCTATTGGTTGTTCCGCGATTGATCGGCGCGGGGCGAGTACTACTAACCGGAACATTGTTCGACGGCGCTCGCGGATTAAACACATCAGCCATGTTTTATGACTCCTTTATAGAATTATCGTACGCTATCTTTAAATAAATTATCGTGACACAACTGCCGCAGCGCTGCCAACAGTATTCTTAGCCTTATTAATATCACTAGTACTCCAACCAGCCTTCTTCAACTCAGCAACAACAAGAGCATTATTAAGATTAACACCCCTAATATTAGCAAGAGCAGTAAGACGCTCTAACCTAGTCTTCTGAGGCAACGCCTTAATCTCCGCCCTAGTTAACTTATTAGCAAGCCTAACACTATTAATACTAGCCTTAGCCTCATCAATCTGCAAAGGAGTCATCTTAGTAATCTGATCAGTCTGAGCAAGCGTTAAACCAAGATTAGCAGCATCCTGCTCAGCAATGCCAAGAGTCTCAGCAATAGTCTTAGCAGTACTAGCCTTAGAACCCTCAATCTGAGCATTAGTTAAACCAAGATTAGCCTGTTCCTGTTCAGCAGCCGCATTAGACGGCGAACCATCCTCATTATACGTTGGCGTACTAGAAATAGTCTTAGCAGTATTAGCCTCAGTACCAAGATTATTAACAGTACCAGTTTCAATAGCCTGACCACCCTGAGCATACTGAAGATAATCAGCAAGTAACTTAGCCTTATCCTCCTCAGCAGCAACAACCTTATCCTCATTCAAAAATCGTTGCCCTTCAAGATTCTGCTTATTCTCCATAATACTCGAAGCAAGATTCTGCTGAACATTAGTCCCAAGAACCCCACCCATAAGCGCAGCAGACCCACCAGCACGACTAGTACCACGAGCCGCATCAGCAAGCATAGTAGGACTAAACCCCGGCAAACTAGCACCCAAACCACCAAGCGCAGACAAACCAGACATACCAACCCGATTAACGTCCTCACCCAAACGACCAGCAGCACCAATAGCAGGTTGATAAAGAGCCGTAGTCTCATCCTGAACCTGACCACTCGTTTTCATACTAGCCAAACGCTTCTGAGCAGCAGCAATACGAGGATCAACCGTAGCACCCATACCAGCCGCATAATTCTTACCATAATTTAACCAATAATCAGTACTCTCAGCCACAAAAATCATCCTCCCCAATAAAATTAAGCATTATACAAACTCATTAATTGTGCAAGACGCTGAGCATTACTCTGCGCATCCGACACATTAGCAGCACCAACATTCTGATACTTCTTAGCCAAATCACTATATTTGCCCTGAAGACCACCAAACAATTCGGAACTAAGACCAGCAAGATTACTACTAGTAGCACCCTCAGACAAAGCCTGCGCCTGCTGACCCAAACCGCTGCCACGACCAAGACCACGATTCATAATACTACGATTAATATCCGCTTCTTGCGTACCACCCTGTTGAGTAGCCTCAGCAAAGCGACCAGTAGAACCATACTGACCACCACTAGTTTGTTGAAGAATGCTAGCCTGATCAAACGTAGGATTACCCGCCTCGTCAAACTGGACAACACTATCAGGATCAAAAGCATTCTGAGCATTAAGAACACTATACTGCCCATCTTGACCCGGCATTTGCCAACCAAAACTACGCATCTGTTGGTCAACAAAATTACCATAATCTTCAATAGCACCACGATAAGCCATTGCTGCTTGGATTGCGTTGTCTGCTACAGTCATTAGGCGCTCTTTTTAATCCAAGTAACAGTTCCGGGAGGCGTACCAAACGCAGTATTCATAGCCGCTAATGTAGGACTAGTACTAGCACTTAATGCCTGCCAACCAGTTGGAATAGTTGCTGTAGCATTAAGCATAATCATTCCCGGTACTGCCACGCGGGTATATAGACTAGTATCAATACTAGTAATTAGTGTATTAATACTATTATATCCGGCTGTATCTGCTCCGGTTAATAGTGTGAAACCATAATTAGTTGTTGCCACTACAAGCCTCCTTATAATAAATAAGATTATTAATTAAACGATCATCGTCTAGCGCTAACAAAAGCGCTGCATTGCCATACTCCACAGCCCTATCAAACAAACCAAGATTATACGCACTAATAGCAGCATAATCATAAGGCGCAAAACCCCAAGCAAAATCCTCACACAAATACTCAAGCGGCTTATCAGTAATGTCTAACGCCCTCTGAGAAGCCCACAAACAGCCCTCCCAAGCGTTTTTATTATAATAATACTTAGCCAAGTCCACCCACACCTCACGACGCTCAGGAGCCTCAGCAACAGCCTTAAAAAGCCACTCCTCAGTATCCTCTAACTCGGCAAGATACCGCATACTACGCGCACGTTCAGGTCGCCAAAGAGCCTTAGGAAGCGAGAGGTGCCGCTTAAACTCCAACAAAGCCTTATCCCTATCGCCAGTAAAAAATAATTCTCTAGCATAATAAAAAGCATTACGATCATCAGTAGGATCCTCTTCCACACTAAGGGCAAGAAGAGGCAAATATTGTCCACGACTTTTAGTACTATCAGGATAATGATGAATCTCAAGATCACACCACTCTTGAGTTTCTACAATACTAGATTTAAGTACCTCGTGAACAGGATGCTTCCACTCATAATAATTACGAGCATGAATTTTATCGCCACCATAAACAAGGCCCTCAGAACCATCATCATTCCAAGACCAAACATACTTATAACGAGGACGAGTAACACCAAGATCATGCATCTTTTGTAATTCCTCACGCCACCCCGGAAGAAGAACCTCATCCATATCAAGCGCAATACAATAATCAATATCCTTAGGCAACGCCTTTAAAGCCGCATTACGAGCCTTATCAAAACGCCAAGGATCAATCTTAATTTTTTGAACCGCACAACCCCGCATTAACGCTTCTCCAACAGTATCATCTGTAGAACCAGTATCCGCAATAAGCCAATAATCCGCATCTCGACAAGAATCATACCACTTATTAACAAACTGCTCCTCATTAAGAGCAATAGTATAAACAGCAACTTTCATTAATACTCCAAAAACTATTCGACAACAGTACCATTATACATAACTACATGATCACCAACAGGATGAATATTATCTAAATGCGCTTCCCACTTATGTAAAGGACAAGTAGCCATAGAAAGTTTAGTTTTCCACTTCATCTTACAACCACACTCCATACAAATACCTAATTTTAATGAAGGACAAGCAGCACAAATACTAAGTCGTTCCGTTACAACTTCTTCAGGTGCTTTAGGAACTTCTTTGCGCAACATATCCCAAGGACGGACATTATCACTCATTATAACCCCTTAAATAGTATACCTAATTACAACAATTCCAGAACCACCAGCGCCACCAGCATTAGAAGCCGAATGACCTCCAGCACCACCATTGCCAGTATTAGCACTACCGGCAGTACCAGCCCCAGCAGTAGTACGACCAGTACCACCAACACCATAAGTGGCTAACCACCCAACATAACCAGCGCCACCAGTACTACCACTAGCAGCCCCAGCAGCCCCGCCACCACCACCACCAGCAGCCGCACTAGGAGCAGCAGCCCCAGCAAAAGAACCATTACTACCACCAGTACCACTATTAGCAAAAGGCGCAGTAACACCACCGCCATTACCCCCAGTAGCAGAATAAGTAGCGCCGCTTGCAATAGCAAAACTACTACTTGTGCCAGCACCACCAGCACCACTAGCAGTATCTCCTGTAGTTCCCGAACCAGCAGTACCAGCAGTACCTAAAGTAATAGTAGCACTTGCTCCTTGTGCTAAAGATAAAGAAGAAACAAGATTTTTAACTCCGCCAGCACCTGAACCACCAGCACGAGCGCCAGTAGTAGTAGGATTACAATTATAAGGATTACAGTTATAAGGGTTACAATTGTAAGGGTTACAGTTATAAGGATTACAAGAATAGCAATAACAACAATCAGTACAATAGCCACAACCAATACCACAAGGTCCATCACACTCACAACCATAACCATTATAACAAAAACAACCCTCAAACTCATAATATCCACAACTAACACAACAAGTCGAATAACAAGTATCGTAACAAGTCTGATAACAAGTCTGATAACAAGTAGCATAAGTTCTAGCATCAGAACCACCAGCACCACCACCACCCGCACCAACAACTAAAACATCACAAATAAGAGTACCAGAAGGAACAGTAAAACTACCATTAGAAGTAAAACTATGATAACGATAACCGGCAGCCTCACTAACAGTACCACCAGACCCATAACTACCAACATTAGCAGACGAAATAATACCATAATTATTAGGCATTATACAGCCCTCAAAGACTTATAAACACTAAACTTAATAGGACCACCAATAATAATATTACTAACAGTAACATTAAAAGCAAAAGAACGAACAGGAACAGCGTCTTCTTTATCAGAAAGATCCTGAGTAAGAGCAAAATAAACTTTAAAAGAAGGACTATAACGAATTAAATCAGAAGCACTAAACATAATACTATCATCACTTTTAACAATAGTAAAATCATAAGGATTAACATCATCCATACTAGTTAACTTATCACAAGAAAACTCAACATAATACAAATTATCTACCCTAAAATTATCATAAAAAGGTACATCAGAAAAAACAAAACTTTCCGACTCAGAAACAAAATCATCTACCAAAGAGACAGAAGAAACTTCTTCAAACCCAACATAATCATCATACTTATTCCAAGTATTATTTTCAAAAATATAAACATAATTATCCATACCAACAAAAACCATCGTACCATCAGGCACATTTGTAGGAAGATTATTAAAAGACTCAACAATACTAAACATTATAATCCTTTAAGCACTTAGATCGCCGACAAGGGACCAAGTATCAGTAGCAATTTTAACCAAAGTAGCACCAGAATATTGAGCGCGAAACTTAGATCCCGGAGTAGAACGAAAAGTAACGCCAGTACCACTAACAGTAACTTGTCCAGCACCAGTTTGTAAAAGATCAATACGAGTACCAGTAGTAAAAGCAACATTAGCATTAGTAGGAACAGTTAAAGTAAACGCTGTAGCCTTATTAAGAACAAGAAGCGCACCAGCATCACCAAGAACAAGTGTATAATCTGTCGTCTTATCAGCACTAACAGTTTGAGCAGTAGCAAATGTACCAGACGCTCCGGTAGGACCAGTAGAACCAGTAGCGCCATTAGTACCACTAGTACCCGCTGCTCCAGTAGGTCCCGTAGGTCCCGTAGCACCAGTAGTACCATTAGATCCGGCTGCTCCAGTTGGACCCGTAACAGTACTTGCCGCACCTGTAGGCCCTGTAGGGCCAATAGTTCCATTAGAACCAGCCGGACCAGTCGGACCAGTTACAGTAGATGCAGCACCCGTCGGGCCAGTAGCGCCTGTAGGCCCAGTAGGACCAGTAACAGTACTCGCCGCTCCAACAGCACCAGTAGGACCAGTAGGCCCAGTAGACCCAGTAGCACCAACAGCACCCGTTGGACCAGTAACTGTAGAAGCCGCTCCTTGTGCACCCGTTGGACCTGTAGGTCCTGTAACTGTACTAGCAGCACCAGTTGCACCTGTAGGACCAGTAGGCCCAACACTACCCTGAGGACCAGTAGGCCCTGTAACCGTAGAAGCAGCACCAGTAGGTCCTGTAGCGCCTGTCGGTCCCGTAGGCCCTGTAACAGTACTAGCCGCTCCCGTAGGACCAGTAACACCCTGCACTCCTTGGCTCCCAGTTGGTCCTGTAGGGCCTTGTGCTCCAGTAGGACCAGTTACAGTAGAAGCGGCTCCTGTAGGTCCAGTAGGTCCCGTAGGAAGTGAAAAATTAGGAAGACTAATGCCCATAAGTGTATAACTACTATCAACATATTCGGCTAATTCTTGAATACGAAGAGCAACATTAGATAGACTATCAGACCCTAAAGGATATGGAATGCTATAGTTACTTGTTGCACTTGTTGCCATACATTACCTCCTAAATGTTGCTTGTTCTAAACGCTCAATACGCTCAGCAGTTGTTAAAGAACCAGTATCAATATATGTAGTATTTCTATTAAACAAAACTTCTTGAATATATGCATTAACTTCATTACGAATAATAGCCGTAACCCACCGCTCAAACTCTTGCTTACTCTGATCATTACTCAAATCATAATCCAACATAACTATACCCTACTCTTACGCATAGGCTTAAACCCAATAGTCCAAGAATCAAGCATAACCGTATGAGGACGCTGACTACTAGTAGCATTACTAGGACGAAAATCATTCATCTGATACAACCTAAAACCTAGCGTAGGATAACGCCAAGACATACGCTTCTTACGACGAGTAAACTCTGCATCAGCAAGATTATACCAAGAAGAACTAAGATCCTCTACATTACCCCAAGTAGAACGATTAGGACTAAGCCTACGAGGAAGAATAATAGTACCCAACTCGTCCCAAGTATAAAGCGCCTCAACAAAAGTCTCCCAATTATTATGCCGCTTCTTCTGAATATCAATCCTATCATTATCCTCATTATCAACAAGATCCATACGAACAGCCCCATCAACAAGATACAAGTCTAAAAATAATTGTCTAAACCATTTACGAATAATAGGATCACCAAACGTATAATTCTTTGTCTGGATATAAAAGTCTGGACCCTTAATATACATTGAAGCGCTTTTTCCTACGTTTTCAATTAATTCTTCATCAAGATTAGTTGAATGATCATTTGTAGTACTTAAAATAGAATCAACATCTACTAATTTAGCAAGAACATTAGCGCCACTAATAGTATTTACACCAATAAGAGTTTTTAGTCCTGTTGGTGTGTCGAGTCCAATTGCTCCTTTAAAATTAAAGTTACTTATAACGCTTAGTGCGTTTGTTGGAAGGTAGATTGCAAACACTACGCCTTCTGTTAGGTTGATTGGTCCCCAAACATACTGTGAACCAGCAGATCCCCAAACATATTCATTCCCCGCACTACCCCAAATAGGAACAATACCAGTCGCATCTGCACCAACAGATTCGTACATACTAATATGTTTCCAATAAATAGGAACATTATTTTCAGGAAGAAAATCATCTACAGTAAAATCAGGATCCCAATCAGGACCATCAGGATTGTCACTAATAGCAGCAAAACTACTAATAGCGTCTGTAGTACTAATACCGTCCGAATAAACAGGTTCATATCTAGCAGGATTATAAGCAGAATCAAAACTAGTAAAACTAAGAAACAAATAATCTTTATGAAAAAACCCGTAAATACGTTGATTATTAGAATCAAATGTTTTAATACTATCCGTATAATACACACCAAGATTATCTTTAACAAGGTTACGAACAGTAGCACCATCATAATAGAAAATGCCTTCTTTACCAGTCCAGAAAACACCACCACCATACTCAACAATACTCATAGCAGACAAACAACCCGCAGGATATAATTCTGATAAAGTAAAGTTAGCACGATAATTACCACGAATAATATAAGTATGATCATCAAGAAAAATAAGCAAACCACTATTAGATGTAGCCATACCACGAATTTGACCATTATTAGGAATAATAATACTATCCGACGCATTAAGCGACAAGTCTACACTCTCAGCATCATGATAAGCACTAAAGACTACTCTGTTCGCTGTGGCTTTAGTGCCACCATTAGCAAACCATTGATAACCAGCATATGTTGCTGTAAAAACACCAGCAACATTATCAGCATCCCCATCAGAGATTTTTGTAGTAGGAATTACAGCGTATTCTCGCGCAACATACTCATCAGCATTCATTGTAGTAGCAGTAAGATGCGTAGTGCTTAAAGTTAAAGCAGCATTATTCTGAATAGAAGCAACATCGCCTAACCACTCACCATCATTAGCACGATACAACGCCCAGTTACTAATATTAGCACTATTAAAATGTCCTTCACCATCAGACCCAACACTACCACTAGTAACAGCCCCACCACTAGGCTTTGTAATAAGTCCACGACCATGATTATGAATATAAGGACGCACATTAGTAAACCTAATTGTCTGCGCAGTATTATAACTAACCGCATTAGTCTGATAACCACCAGTACGAATAATATTTTTATCAAGAGTAAGAGAACCACTAGAAGCAGACTTAATCATACCAAGATAATAACTAGAACTACCACTAACACGATAAACAAACATACCAGGAGTAAGTTTAGTCGTATCAAATGTACCAGTAATAGTATTAGTAAAAGTACTTGAATTACCAGAACCAGTAACACCAAGAGTACAAGTAGTAGCATTAGTATGCTCCTGCCCATAACCACCATACCAATAATACTGATAATACTCATTAGAAGAACTACCAGCATCATACGACTCTAACAAACCAAGCCACATACCACCCGTACTAGACTGAGTAGCATCAAAAATAGCATTATCAGGAATATTAGCATCTAAAGCAGCAGAACTAACAATAGTAGAAGAGACAACAGTACTAACAAAATCTTCATCATAAAAAAGAATACGACAAGTAGTATTATTAGAAACAACAATACCAGTAATATCTTTACCAAACGGATTCTTAGTAGAAATAACACTAATAACACGCTCATTATTAACATTAGGTTGAAAAAGAGTAGGAGGATCACTATTCTTATACAGATTATGTACAATAAAAGGAGCACGACGACGAATATAACCAGCGCGATCAAACAAAACATCTTGACCCCAACGAAGATACTCATCAAGAATAAACGTACCCGGAGCAGACTGATTCAATCCCTTAGGAGCACCAACCTGATTACCATAAATAAGCCCACCAGCCATTAAATCACCACCCCCCTAAAATTAGTAAGACCAATCCATAGAATCAGTCGTAACAAAAACACGATCCGTACGATCATACTGATTCATCCACAAATCACTACGCATCTGCTGATAACGAGCCTCAAACATATTCTGAAACACAGCAGCCTGCGGATCATCATTAACAAGAAACGCCTTAACAAGCGCACCATACACAATGATACTATGATGACGAGAAGGAATATAAAACGTATCACTCGTAGTCGTAGCAGCAACAGGAGTCTTAGTATACAACAAACGATAAGTACTACCACTAGACGCAGGATAAACCATTAACTCGTCACCAAGAAAATAATACACAGAAGAAACATTAGTATCCAAAGACAAGAAGTAAGACTTTTCAATAACATCAACACGTTCGGGGGTCATAACAATATTATTACTAGTATCAATAAAACTAAGCACACTATTAACATTAGTAAGATTAGGAACAACCAGAGCATTATTAGTAATCTGCTCTTGACCATCCGGAACTACAATTGTACTTAAAGCCTCTAAAAAAGGCCAAGGCTCACGAGTAACAATATCAAAATAAGACTCATTAAGAAGAATAAGTTTCTGTGCATCCTCAAGATCATCAAAACCATATAATTCCATTTCAGTATACATATCATCAAGCGTCACTCTTAACCACCCCCTTCTTATCATTAGGAAACACTTTAACAACGGGACTATGCCCTTTGCCACGCAAAAACTTTTCAACACGCTCAGCAGAATCACCACTAGCCTGATCCGCATTATAATTAAGCATCTTCTTAAACTCTTCCTGAGACTTAAGAATATCATTAAGAATCTTATCACCATGAATCATAGTATCAGACTCCCACAACTTCTTACAAGCCGTATCAGGATGAGGAACACTTTGCCCAAACCCAAGAATAGGAAGATCAGGCTCAGGACGAGGCATACGCATAAAAATACAATAATCACCCGTATCTTCATTTAACTTAAAACTAAGCCGCTCATTATACTGATTAACAGCCCTATCAACCTTATACACATCAGAATCAACGCTACCACGACCCGGAATATAAATCTTCACCTTAACAATCCCACTTCCTCAGACTCTTATTAATACGACTATTAGGATCATTCGCAGTCTTAGCACTAGTCAACTTAGACTTCATACCACTCATGCGAGCACAAAAACTCTTACGCCTAGCAGCAGCCTTAGGACTACTCTTAGCCTGTTTAGCAGACACAGGGGGCTTCAAAGTACCCTTAGAATACGAAGCGCGACCTTTAGCGTTCAAACCACCACTAGGATTCTTACCCTCTTTACGAGTCCACGCCTCACTCATAATCCGCGCCTACGCTTCCAACGAAGCATAGCATAACGATTATACGCAGTAATACTCATTTCTTACGCGCCCTTCGCTTCATAATATTAGTAGCAAGAGCATAAGCCATAGACTCCTTCATCTTAGGATTACTCTTCATAATATCATTCTTAATCTTCTCTAAATCTTTAGGCACATCAACCTCCTCTTGCTTTTCTACCAGCCTTAACGCTCGCAACAATACTTTTCCATCGTGGTTCATTAGTTCTTGCCACAAGCGCCTCCTTTCTATAGAAGAATGGGAGAGGGGCAAAGCCCCTCTCCCAAACAATCACTTACACACCAGCATCCGCAGAACCATTAACATTAATATCATTAATGACCACGTTCTTGCTACGATTCGTAGCGCCCATATTCATGTAACGAACCATGATAGCCTCATACGCATCATAACCAGCGACCTGACGAAGCGTCTGACCATCCCCATCAAGGAAGTGCCAATCCTGATCCGAAAACACTTTAAGTGTAGACTCATCAAGAATGTACATCTTACCATACGGAGCATCCAGATCAGCAATGACCGGCATACCATTATACGTCAGCGTACTAAAGCCCGACGCATAATCCGTTCCACCCGGAACAACGAACTGCTGATTAGCCTGAAGCAGACGATAAAACTCGCGCTGCACACCAAGCGACGTAATGATTGCACTAGGCATAGCCCCCTGCTGACGAGAAAGGTTAATAGCCTGTTGCACACGCATGATCGTAAGAGCCTCAGCAGTACCCGGCGTAGCGCCGAACGTACGCTGATTATCCCAATATGTTGCCGAATATGCATCAATCTTACCAAGCGAACCAGACTTACCATTCGCAGTAGCAAGAGTAGCACTAGCAATAGTACCATTAGCCTCAGAAGCCGCAGCCGGAGTAAACGAGTTTACCACGCGACGAAGCCCATCAATCTCATTCGAACGAGTCGTGTTATTAAAACGATTCAACGATTGAGCAGCACTAACACTACCAGCACGAGTAATCGTAACCAGCACAGCCGTCATAGCAACACTAGCACTAGTAACGGTAATAGTCGAGGTTGTGGCAGCGGCAATACTAACAGCCGAAATCGTAAACTCGGTAATCGTACCAGCGGTAGCAACACCCGTAGACTGAACAAAACAATTGACCTTCTGACCAACATACAACTGACCCTTCTTCAAAGGCTCCCAATCCGCAAGCGTAATCGTATGCGTCGTAGCAGTCGTAGCGTCAGGAGTACCCGTAGCAATAACACCGTCACCCGTACCATAAATCTGACGAGCAAGATCCTTCGTCAAGTCGGCACGAATGCCGTCCAATTCGCCCTTAAGAACCTGCAAGAACGAACCAGCATCACTTTTAGTCTTAGCCATCGACGGACCCGTAACCTGAATTCGACCATACAAGTACTTCAGGTCGTACTCAGCACGAGCATAAGACTGATTACCAGCCTCCGGCAACGCAGCCGACTCAGCAATAGCACCAATACCAGACGAACGCCCAGTATGCAGCGGCACAAACGCCGCCTTACCAACAAGATCCTCCGAACGCGCTTCAATACGCGACAGAAGAAGCACCTCATTATTCAACTGCTCCTGTACCGGCCCAAGGTAATACTCCTTGAGAATACTATCAACAGTTGTTAAAGTTCCACCAGCCATAAAAACACACCTCCATAATAATTAAATTTAAGATGCGTTACGAATAGCCTCCATAGCCGCCTTATGCGCCTCATCAAGCGACGAGAACGCTCTAGCAGGGATAGTAGACGGACCAGACGGAGTAGGCGCTAAGCCCACAGGAACCTGCTTAGACTGCAAGTATCCACCAAGAAGCCGCTGTTGAATCCCATGATACTCCTCTGCCGCAAGCGACAAATCGCCACCAGTAGAATACGCCAACGAGTAAATCGCAGAAATATCATCATCATTATAATGAGGATTACCTAAACGAATACTTTGTTCCTGACCTTCTAATTCACCAATAAGATTAGCCTGTTCCTGATCATACAACACTTGTTCACGGAACTGTCTCATCTCCCCTAACTCTTGAGCAAGCATAGGAGAAATATCTCCATAACGCTCATCTATAATAGTAGGTGCTAACTCGGCAGCCTCATTACGCGAATACCCCGCTTGTTCTAACTCAGACTGAACATTTGACACAAACCCAGCAAGAAACTGGGGATCAGAGTCTAATCGTTGATAGAATTGGATCATATCACGCGCAGAATCTACATCAACACCTAGATCGGAAAACGCCTCAGCCTGACGACGAATATCCGCAATTTCCTGAGTCTTACGAGTGTAATCAGCCTGCATAGACCGATAAACTTGCTGCATATCTTCAGGTAAAACATTCGGATCAAACTTTGTAAACGATTCCACATCGGGATTGTCGTCCACAACACTATCCGAAACAGTTGCCGTATCTTCATCATAAGATTCTGGAATAACGGCCTGAAGAGCATCAATAGCGCCCTCCATATCAATTTCACTCATTAATTACCCCTTTAATACTAAGAGTCCAGATGATTCTGGTTGCTCCTCTACCTCCACATCAATAATCTCATCAGCACGATTCTCCGCCGCACCAACAAGACCATCAACAAAGCCGCCCATAAGTTCCTTCATATCTTCACGAGAAGGAAGTATCTGAACGGTTTCAGTACGTTTAGTAGCCAGCCCAGTAGCAAGACGAATCTTATCATCCATAATACCTACTACCGTAGCAATAGCACTTAATTGTCTAACTTCAGCCTGAGGAATCAACTCCTCCAACTTATCCATCGCATTCTGACGAACACGATTAGCATGATGAACAAACTCGTATATCTGAGCAGGAAGTTCATCTAACACCGCATCAGGCGGTCCATCCTCATTCCAACCTTTAACCCAATACCTCAAAGTATTAGTTGGAATACCAGACTCGCGTGACGTTTTACGAACATTCTTATCATTAGAAACCCAAAGAACATACGCAGCCGCACGATCCTGATCAGACCATTGGGTATTACTTTTGGAAGCCAACGCCACTCATTTCTTTCTGGTACTGCTGCTGCATATTCTGCTCATGAACCGCAGACTTCTCAGCCAACTTATTAGCCAAATCCTGCTGCAAACTAGCAATATCCTCACCACCAGCAGACTCAGCATTAGGCTTATCCTTATTATCAATAACAACCGTATCAATCGGCGGCTCCAACAACTCTTGTGGAGTAACACCCTTAAGGCCAGACTGAGTAAGAATCTTAGAACCAGTCGTAGGACCAACAGCGCCACGCAATTGAAGACTAACCTTAGCAGGCTGACCCTGAACATTAGCAGACTCCTGCATAGCAGTCATAGTAAACTGGTAATGCTTCTGGAATCGCTCCTGAATCTCCAAAGGAAGATCTTCAAACTCTGGCGACTTCATATACAAAGCGTGAGTCTCAAGATGCGAAGCATGATTCTCAAACGGCAACGGAGTCAAACCAGCATCCATAACCTGCATAAGAGCCTCAGGAGTAACCGCAGCAGGACGACCCGTATTAGGATCAACCTGAGGATTATCAATCTGCATCATCAACTCTTGCTGAGCCTTCATAGCAGCAGGCTTATTAATAGGCTCACCCACAATAAGACGATCATTCTCCCGCATAGCCTGCTCCTCATCCGCCTCAAACTGTGCCTGAAGCGTCTTAAAATCAGCCATATCAAGATACTTATACGCCTTAGTAGGACTAATAATACCCATCTGAAGCATCTGCATAACACGCGCCTGCTTACCCGCACGAGTACGAGGCAAACCAGAACCAGTCTCAACCTTAACCTGAACACCAGCAATAATATCAGCAGACTCAAAACGACTAACCTTAGCCTTAGAACCAGCACCAGCAAGCATAATAAGACGAGGCTCATTATAATAACGCTGAGCCAACTCAAGCATCATATTACCAGCACGCTCCAAACCCTTCTCCATCATAAGAATCTGAGGAGCCAAACGATCCGTAGCCGCCTCCTGAAGAAGATCAATAGCAACACCAGCCTCAACATTAGGAGGCACAGCACCATCACTAATCTCATTCAAACCAAACGTATCACGCAAACGCTGACCAAGATCCTGAAGATGCTGAAACACATAAGAAGGAAGACTTTGAATAGGAATAGCCTCAGGCACCTTACCAGCCACAGGATTATACTCAAAAATAGCGCCCGGCTCATCAGTCATACGCTGACGCAAAGAACCAACCGGAGCAAGCATCTGGGGCTTCAACGTAAGATTCTTATACTCAATCATCTGACTAAGGGTACGATTAAGTTCCTTCTGCAACGGAATAGCCTGCTCAACAACACTAGTATCATACAACTGGCCCGGAATACGCATACCCGGAAACTTAACAAGAGGAAGTTTCTTAAACGGATAAGGCCAAGGACCATCATACAAAATAATATTAGGTGACTTAGTAAACGCAACATACCGACCCTCAGGAAACTCTGGACCCGGCAAAAAATAACCAACAAAAACAGTACGAACATTCTGCTTAGTCTTACCACTCGTAGTACCAAACATGCCCGGAAGAGTCTCATCAGGATAACGATTAATAGCATTAGGCTTCAAACGCACATCATAACGCGCATAAATCTCATCACTACTCATTGGATGCACACAAAACGCATACTTACAATCTTCAAAAACCTGAGCAGAATCATCCAAAAGAACATCAAAAGGAGCCATAACATCAACCTTAATCTCCCCCTCAAATACTTCCTTCTCAAACTCTCCCGCATCCAAGCCCATCTTACTAAGACGATCCTTAAAAAGATGCTCAATAATAGGATTAACAATAGGCTCACCATCAGGATTAAGCATCAACTTAACACTAGATCCAACCTTATCATCCCAACTAATCTTCCAAAAACCATTACCACAAATAATAGCCCATAACATTGCCTCTTCACGCTTGCTCCCCAGACTAAACGTATCCCACCAATAATCCAACAAAGACTCAGCAACCTCAGTCGCCTTAATAGCCTCATAATCGGCCTGAGCAGGAGTAGCAAAAAACGTAGGCTTAGTCTTAGTCAAACGAGCAAGCAAACCATTAGAATTAGGAGCAATCTGATTAGCAACAAGACGAACACGATAACGAGGCTTATCACCATCATCAGTAGGCAAAGACTCCATACGCCTAGACTTCCGATTATAAAAAACGTACTGCTTACCCTTATAAAACGAAAGATTCAACTTCCATTGGCGCTCCATAATCTCACGCTCAGACTGCAACTCGTCCACACGTTTAACAAGCGCATCAGCGGAGGCAAACCCAGCCGGAACATCCTCATTACTATAACTTTTATCTTCCACGCAGAATCACCCCCAATACATTAAACGAAACTAAGATCGCTAGGATCCAGCCCCGCACCAGTTAACAAACTCTTATACTCATCCTGATTAATAATTCCCTGACCCAAAGCCCAATCCGCATCCTGCTCATCTTCAGCAACACGCAATTGTCCCATAGGAACATCACTTAACGGCTTTGCGCCCTCTAACCGGAGAATCTCCAACCGGAGTTTCTCCTCCTCCAATACTAGCATCTTCTCCAACCACAACTTCTGTGTCGCTAGAATCTCTTGCATCACTTCTAGTAAGAGTGTATCCTGCCGACTCCGCCAACCAAACAATAGTAGACTCCTTAACAAATCGTGTAAGCGTGTCCCCCATATAAGGAACAGGCACATTAGCAACATTAGTATCTATAACACTATCACCCGGAAAGATACGCTCCCCCGTAATAGCATCAGCACCACTACTATAAATACTAAACTCCATAAGATTATTCACCACATACTCCCCATAAACTCGTCAATGTAACGATCTTCTTTCTTACCATCACCCGGACGATCATTAACAACCCAATCCGGCAAACCACTAGGGTGAGCCAAAGGCTTATCAAAAAACGATTCAGCCAACAACGCACCCGCAGTCCTCAAAGCAATCTCCACACTATCCAAACAGTCATCCCTAGGATTAGAAATACTAGAATCATAATTAATCCACTCATCAATAAAATCCTTTTGATCCTTCTTAATACGAATTTTACCAATTTTAAAAAGAGGACTCATAGCCATAATACGCTCATACTTCTTACCCTTAGCAAAAATAGGAACAATAGGAGGCATACTAGGCAAACGCTCCGCCTGCTGCACAAGAGCCGCCTGAAATGCATTAGACTCAATCCCAATAATATCTGGAGCCCAACGCAAATAATACTCCTCAATCTTATCTAACTGATCAGCAAAAGGAATCTTAGCAGCAACTTGATCTAACAAGAAAACCTGATTATTTTTAGCAACACCAACAACACTAAGAACAAACCTATCACCACGACCACTCATACTCACAGCAGGGTCAACACCAATATACTTACGAAGTTTCTCAAGCGTACCATCCTCATTACGAGGAAGATCATCAGCAGTATAATACTGCAACCAATCGCCAGCAAGATCACGACCAGCCATACTATCAAACGCAGCCATATACTCCTGAGCAAACAAAAGAGGATGATACCGTTGCTTAGTATACTCCCACTCTTTCTTAGGAAAATAAGGATTATCAATACTACGATACTCAACCCGGCCTTGGGCCGGGTCTTTCATAGCGTCCTTGTTCCAGAATTCTTCGTAAAACCAGTTTTTGCCGTCTGGTGTGGTAGTTGTTATTAGTAATCCTTCTTTGTCTGAGAGGGCTGGGCGCATTACCTGCCACGGTTCCTCACTACGAATGAATGCGGCCTCATCCATCCATAGGATGTCTAGTCCAGCGCCTCGTAGCGACTGGGGATCATCAGACGACTTGAATTCTATTAGACTACCATTGTTAAACTCAAAGGTCATTGCTCCACGATTCTCTTTCACATCTTTACCGATCTCTAGACCGGCTTCCGTAATAACTTTACGCATAGTTAAGAGTGCTGGACGCAATACCTTATAATCTTTACTTGTTGCCCATACCCAGAGGGGTGAGTTGTCTGTTTTTCCTCGCGCATCCATGTGGAATTGTTCGGGATATAGACAATAAAATAGTACTTCCCATGCAGCAGAAAGAGTTTTTCCTCCACGACGACCGGCAACTAGGTGTCGGAATCGTGTTAGATGCTTATTATCTGTGTTTGCGTGGAATAAGGCTTGATAATAGTGGGGTGCATAGCCTTTAGATAGGAACCAACCCATTTTTTCTGGATATGTGAGTAGAATTTCTTCTAATTCTTTACTCTTGATGTTTACGCCATCTTTAAACGAGTAGTTTGGCACTATTTTCTCCTAATGGGGACGATGATCCCCACACTTGGTGCATTTAGAGTAGTAAGACTTGTTTTCAATATCACAAGTATGACAATACCATGCTTCTTTTCGTTGTTCTTTTACAATTCTTTTTGGTTGTACATTAGACCCAAACATTTATTTACCAAAGATACCGTACAATAACAATACCAGATCCACCAGCATTACCTTGAATACCGTTTGCTCCGCCAGACCCGCCATTACCTCGATTGGCTACTCCAGCACTACCATCACTTGCTCCGGTACCATAAACTGTTCCAAGCGACCACACATTATACCCACCACCACCAGCACCTTGATAACTATTATTACCATTACCGCCGTTTCCTTGGTTGCCAGCGCCGCCACCACCTCCATAAAAGTAACTTCCGCTTGCTCTTCCTGCTCCACCCGAATATGCGCTATTTGTTCCGGCTGGTGTTGAGCCGCCAGACCCGCCCTGAGTAGTAATAGGGGCAACAGCACCAGCACCACCGCCAGCGGCACTATAACCACCAAAAGAAGATGCAGTACCACTAGTACCATTACTAAAATCATCATCACTTCCCGGACCACCATCTCCAACAGTAACAGTAACAGTTGCAGCAACTTGACTCAAAGAATCATTTAGATAAAATGCTCCACCAGCGCCACCTCCGCCTTGAGCAAATACGTCTCCGCTTGAATCATTGCCACCTCCACCACCGCCGCCGCCTCCAAGAACAAAGATTCCCATTGTTTTTGTTACTGAGCCAGTAACAATAAGAGAACTACTTGCATTAAAGATATGATATTTATATCCGCCAGCGGTACTAGTAGTACCTCCACTAGCCGAAAACGTAGTATACGCGCTAGAAACCGTAGAAGCCGGACCAATACCAGTATCATTAGTAGCCGTAACCGTAAACGTATAAGCCGTACCAGAAGATAAACCAGAAACCGTTGCAGTAGTAGTAGCGCTAGTAGCAGTTGCGCCTCCCGGACTAGCGGTAACAGTATAATTTGTAATAGGCAAACCACCATTAAAAACAGGAGCAGTCCAAGAAACAGTAACACTAGGAGTAGAAGTAGCCTGAGCACTAGTAGAAGAAACAGTTACATTAGTAGGCGCATCTGGCACACTACTTCCTAACCTATACCCACGAATACCCATACTACCAAAAATAGGAACCATCTTAAGCGCTCCATTTACCTACACTAGCAAAAACCGTAAACACAGTATTAGCAGTCTTAAGGATATTAAAAGTATAAATATCACTAGATGAAGCATTACCACTAGTAGGAGTAGTGCTATTTCCCCATTTAGGAGTAACACTAGCACCATCAATAGTCATAGCGGTTTGATAATATGCCGTAGTACCATTTGTATTAATAAGAACAATACTAATAGCCTGATTAATAGCAAGCAAAGAGTTGAGTGTAGTAGACGCATCTCCACGCACATTAAGAGTCCAGTTACCAGTAGCATTAGCAGTAGCATACAAAACGCCCTGAGTAAGAACATCAAGATTAACAGTACCCGTCATAGTACCACGAGTAGCAAACGTTTCAAAGGGAGCAAGAAGAGCCTCATTAGACACCGTACCAGCAGCATCACGAAGAACAATAGTACTAGCCGTATTAGCCGTAGTAGCAGTTGTAGCACTATTAGAAACCTTACCAGAAGTAGCAATAGTAGCAAGTTTAGTATCAACAATAGCAGCCGCACTATTAATATCAGCATCAACAATAGTATCATTAGCAATCTTAGCCGACGTAACAGCACTAGCAGCAATCTTACCCTCAGTCACAGCCAAATCATTAATCTTCGCCGTAGTAACAGCCAAATCAACCAAACTCACAGTATCAATAGCCTTAACCCACGCTGTACCATTATACAAAAACAACGTATCAACATCAGACTGATACACCATAACGCCCTCAACAGCACTAATAGCAGACTTAGCAGTATTATCCGCAACAACCACATGACCAAACTTTATCGAATCAAAATTATCCCGCACATAAGTATTCCAATCAGAAGCCAACAAACTCGAAACACCAGCAGTCTGACTAGGCACACCATCCAAATCCGCATACGACAACCAAACCACCCCCAAACATAAGAATAATAAAAAAACACCCCACTACAATACTATACGAAACTTATCCAACAAAAGTAACAACAAAAACTAAAATTAACACAACCTTAACATAACATAACCATAATAAGCCAAACTCAAAAAACACCAAAAATATATGTAGCATAATATATAGTGTGTGTGAGATTGATAACGGGGATACTACTTTGTAGTATTATATACAGTTATGGTGGGTATAATCGTAGATTATAGTAAGAGCCTAGTATGCTTATACAACTCTGTTGTATTAGGGGATGCCTATAACCTACAGTTATAGGATGATGACTAGTACTACCTTCGGTAGTAAGATATACTTATACCCTTATACTAAGAGTAACTACTCTTAGTATATATATATATAGAGTCTTCGACTCTATAAGAATTCTTTATGGTACCAATAATGATAGTAATATCAATTGATATTACTATTGTTTCTACTACCTTTGGTAGTAGTAGCCTTATACTACGGAGTAGTATAAGTTTTGTTTATGTTGGTTTATTGGTTCACTACGAAGTAGTGTTTGGTTAGTATCGAAGATACTAGTTTTTGTCTCAACGTAGTTGAGATACGCATGTTATCCATCTTCGATGGATTGGGCTGAGATTTATATACTCTCTAAATAAATATCTGAACGAAGTGAAGATATTTATTATAGAGAGATAAAGGGGACGGAAAATTGCTGAATCGCAGTATCAACGAAGTTGAGGGAGCATTCGAAGAATGGTTGGAGTCTTTGTCTCCGGAGGAGACTGCCGAGTTCTTCGAAATGGTTGCTCGTGATCTTGATAGCATCGAAGATGCTAAGGGTGTTCAGATCGTCGAAGACGATGAATGTGTTGCTCCGAAGGAGGAGATTGTGGAACCGAAGGTTGCTGTGAAGAAGACGAAGTGCCGCTGCTGTGGCTTTGCCAAGAAGCATTACCGAGTGAATGCCGAAGGCATTTGCAAAGTTTGCTACGTTGCGTTGGCTACGTCGGATAGTAACTCTGTTACTATCGTTGGTCGGCAGGGCAAGAAGGGTCACAACACTGTAAGTGTTGTAGTCGGTGGGACTCGTGTGAAAGTCTCTCGTAAGGTACGGCTTGACTCGTAGAGTAAAGTGTGCTATGATGGTTGAGAATCAACGAAGGAGTGTATATGCGTAAGCGAGAAGTCATCGTAGATGGTGAGGTCAAAGTGTTTCGTGTCAAGCGTTTGAGTGATAGGCATTCTACGAATGTGGCTGCCAAGTTTGCTAGTCGGGGTCGTGGTTATGCGAAGAAGCCGAAGGCTCATGTGACTGATATTGTGAGTCCTCTTGGTTTGCGTAGTGATAGTCGGCATGGCGATGATCGTCTTGCTCGTGATAAGGAGTGTGCGTAATGGCTAAAATTTGTAGTATTTATGGTGATTATATGGTGATGGATCCTGATTGTGGGTTATATGAAGTGTGGTATGTTAATCCTCACGATGATAATGATGAGTTTGTGAGTGAGTGGGAGTCTTTGCATGATGCTGAGTGGCATGCTTTGTGTCATCACAATGCTGACGTTGCTTTGCAACAGGCTCAGGTGCGTAGGTAGGATCAATTCTAAGGGGTCTACAGAGGCTCCTAAGACGTTTGTGTGTGTCACATAGGCTACCCCATATGGGTACCTATAATCTCCCCCTGAAAGGGCTGTAGAATGAGCGAAGATATGACGTATATTATTGAGTGGAATGATGATGTGCTTAGCAATGCTGATTATTGGGCATTGGAATCCTACGAATATGTAGCACAAGAGGCTGGATTCGTAGAGGATCTCATGGATTATGTGCAAGGCATGGGTTACGATTGGAGTGATGTAGCGCATGTGCAAGAAGTCAATTCGGCAACGGTATATACTCTCTAATAATTACTCTGAACGAAGTGAAGAGTAATTATATAGAGAGATAAAGGGGAACAAAATGAAGAAGAAGTTTGACATTGCAGAGGTTCACGCTGAGATTACCGAAGGGCTGATTGCCTTGATGGAATCTGGTGTGGCACCATGGTCTAAGCCGTGGATTGTTCGTGGTAGGGATGATGCTATGATGCCTCGTAATGGTATTAGTAATCGTGTATACACAGGGTTTAATAGCATGTACCTGTCGTTTCTCGTTGAGCAGAATGGTTGGAATGATCCACGATTCTACACGATGAATAGCCTAGGTGAGGGTATGCAGGTGAAGAAGGGTAGCAAGTCTACGATGGTGATCTATAATAAGGCTACTAAGCGTGACGTTGAGGATGAGGCTACGGGTGAGGTTGAGACTAAGACTTCGTGGTTTCAGCGCTACTACAGGGTTTTTAATGGCTCGCAGATTGATGGTCTTGATACCTTCGAGTTGCCTGAGGTAGAGGTTGATGGTTATGATCATGAGCATGATGAGTATGGTGAGGCACAGTTGATTACGGCTGAGTGGTGTGATACGCTGAAGCATGGTTTGATTCATGGTGGTGATCATGCATTCTACACTCCACAATTGGATGGTATTACAATGCCTGATCTTGACCAGTTTAAGACGCTAGAAGATTACTACCACACCCTGTTCCACGAGATTGCACATAGTACGGGGCATGAGTCTCGCACTAACCGGCTTGATCTTGGTACGTTTG